TATATTGATGGAAAAAGAATTCCCAATATCATTTGATATGGATATATTAAATGCTGCTAGAAAAATTTCGGAACTGGATATAGATTCATTGGTTCAAAAAACTTGTTTTCCCGAGATGTATCCAAGAATGTATTTGGTCGGGCCTAACGAAAAAACATATGGAATGGAAATGAAATTAGTTGATAATCATATAGATGAAATAATGAATTATATTGAAAAGTATACAATACAATTACCTGATATACATTATCCAGATATTTCATATAAACCGGTTGATTTTAGAACAGATGGAGTGACCCTTTAATGATGTCTATTTCACAGAGAGCAAAACTTCTTTCTGTTATTCCGACCAGTCTTTCTGATTATGACGTCAAAATACTTAGAAAAGATCGGTTTCAAAACGATGATTATGAATTTCCGTCAATGCGACTGAGCATTTTATCAGAAGGAATCAGAGTATCTAGTACAGCCGGACCTATCAGAAAGAATTTCGATGGCGATAATGGTGACGTCGAACAATATTTAGGTCATCTTCAGCAAGCTAGTGTAAGTGTTACTTTGATGGCCGAAAGCGAAACTCCAGGTACAGATCAATCAACGCCGGAAATTCTAGACCAGATGCTTTATGATTTGCAACAGGAAATAGAAATCTGGAGACTTGGTTTATATTGGCCGGACGACAAAATAAAAGTGATTCCGGGATCCGGAAAAGTCACATATTTGCCTCCATTCATGGCAAAAGCTGCTGATGAACATTGGATATATCCGGCAGTTATTGATTTCCGAGTACAGTATGAATTTTCTGTTATTGATCCCACACCAAATATTCATGTTATTGGATATGATTTTGGATTGCCAGATTTTGGTATGCCAGTCGATACCGAACCAATGCATCATACATATTTTACCGATGTTCATCCGCCTTGGTATCAAATGGATATCTGTATGTTAGGATGGAGATCTTCTATCCTAGCGGATATTATTTTAAAAGGCGGATCTTCTTCAAAAACAACAACAATGGACATAATATTAATAAATGACTAAAATAAATATTATGATATTAATATATTATGTTTTTTTGCTAATCTAAGTCCATTGATCAATCGGTATCCAATACCTATGCCCCCGATTCCGACAATCAAAAATACTACAACTCCTTGATCTATTCCGACCGTTGGAATAGCCATCAATCCACCCAATAGTACAAGGATTCCAAGTACTAACATTGTAATTGCGAATCCCCATACCATTCTTCTAGTTGTTTCTTCAGACGCCATATTTTTAATCACCATATATTATGATACCTTTATAGTATTTATATTTTTTGGTCGAATTTTTGTATGTTCATCAAAATAGAAACCCCAGTCAGTATGGATATTATTCCACCTATTAAATACATGAAATTTTCTATATCAAGTGGAATTTTAATACTTAATACTAAGATAAATCCTCCCAGGATTATCAAGGTTGTCATTAATACCATTATTTTTTTGTGAATCATGAAAGATATCAATGATGGTTGGTATTGATATACTTTTCGGTACATGTATTTAAAATCGTAAAATATAGATTTTCTTATTTAATTGATTATAAATTGCTAATATTAAAATACATGAAGGAAAATAAAAATGTTCCATAAAGAATTCGAAGAGGAAGAAGTTCCTCAGAAAAAGAAAAGGAGTCTAGTAAATGCTATGCGAGATGGCATAATAACCAGAGAACAATATAATAAATATCTAAAAGATGGTTATTCTAAAAATACTCCTATTGATGTATGAATATTTTAATGATTTTAATTACAAGAAGTGATATTTAATGGTTGAATACGGAAATCCTTCACAATTTGTGAGGTTGCTAATCAAACTAGAAACAGTAGGACCTGTTCCTGTAATTGTAGGAAAAGGTACTGTTCTGGTAGTCGGTAGAGCAACCAGAGGACCCGTTGACGAAGCTGTTTGTATGACATCTTCTTCAGAAGCATCGAATTATTTCTATTCTGGTGGTCTGAAGGATGCTGTCGAACTTATTTTCGGTCAAGGGGCTCCTGTTGTATATGCTGTCAGAGTTTTAGGAAATGGTCATGCTACTGCTTCGGTTACTCTAGATGATGGATTATCAGTTCCAAATGATGTAGTAACCATCAGTGCCGCATCTCCAGGTATTTGGGGAAATGCGGTGACTGTCAAGATTCTACAAGGATCTTATAAGGCAACAGAAACTTCATATTACGCAGTTCCCGGAGATGGTACAGTCGGTCCTTATTATCTTGATCATTGTGCCATAATCGAAAATACTAGTAACTGGGTAAAGGTTGCTGGTGTCGAAAAGGATATTGTTTATACTTCGCCCCCAACAGCAGATCAAGTATATGTTGATAAGGTCAATGGATCATTGACTTTCGGAACTGCTGTTCCCGCAACTTCTCAAATAACGTACAGTCTAAAATTCTATACCATAAAGGTGGTAGTAACCGATAATGAAACCACATACACATATGATAATATTTCTAGTCTTGTTAAATTGGTGGCTAGATTAAATGCCATTGGATATATTACTGCCACAGCAGTTCCTGGAGAAACCCATCTTCCATATATTGATTCCAATACTACTCATATTCTGACTGGCGGTTTGGATGGAGATCCCATCACAACCGACGATTGGGAAGATGCCTTGCGAGTAGGTGGAAACGAAGCAGCCGAATTGATTGGCGCGCCACAATGTGCATGCCTAACAGAATATGAAGTCGAAACCGGCACCCATGACTTGATTCCAGTATTGGATGCTTGGTCAATGGAAATGGCAAATAAATTCCATCCATGTCAGTGTTTCGTAGCTGCGGCTCCCAATCTTTCTGTTGATCAATTACTTGATTTGGCATCCGGTTATTCTAATCGCCTTCTAACGATAGTCGGAAATGGTTGGGATAATTCTTCGGATCTTCAGAACATCGCATGCGCAAGGGCTGGAAAAGAAGCTGCCGTTGCCATTGGTGAATCCGCGGCTCTGCCAAGGAATGCAATGAATGGGTTGAATGGTCTCCTGAATACATTTGACCAAGATGAAGTTGATGCACTCACTCAAGATACCGATGCTTCTGTTGATGCTATTATTAAGTCCCGTGGTATTAGACCATATGTAGGAATTACAACTGATCAGACTTGGCAATTTTTGAGAACAGTAGACAATAGAACCATCAATTGGGTTATTGTGTGTTCCAATGAAATAGCACAGCAATTCTTCCATGAGAAGAGAACTGAAGGTGTTATGGCTGCTATGAAAGCATCCATTGCTGCTGTCCTGAATGATCTCTTACGGGACGAAAATATCAGAGCCTATAAACTAGATGTTTATCCCGATGATACCGATACTGGAAAAGTCATTGTTAAAATCAGCATGGAAAACATAGGTCATATAGAACGCATAGATGAAACAATTGCAGTCGGTATTCTCAACGAAGATGCAGATACTTCTGTAATAACCGAAGTCAGTGATGAATGAAATCACTGATTTTTTATTTTAAGGAGAAACAATAATGGCAGAATATACAATTATTGCTGAAGATCCAGGCGATATTTTATTGAGTTTCTTGATGCATGATGGAACTATTCAGCAAATACCACTGAAATCAATTTCAATGCAAAAAACAACTGACGTTACTCCCGAATATGGAACAGGACGCCACAACAAATATGGATTGACACAAGGTAAGATCGATTACAAAGGAGATTTCGAAATCGGAACCTGGTGGGTTTCTGATGCCGAAAATCCTTCTACTTGGATGGACCTAATTAAGAATCATCTTACTTGGAATCAAGTAGAAGGTCTTTCCCGGGAATTCGAAATAATCGTTACTGATACTAATGCTCAATACGAAAGAACTAATCTAGTTGGGCCTACCATGCTTGGTGGCAACAACATGATATGTACTTTCCATCGGTGCTTACTGACCGGAGATTCTTTGAGTGTTGGAAATGTCGGATCAACCGCAACAACCAAATATAGTTTTACTTGCATGTCGAGAGATCCACCGTAGATCTCTCATTTTTTTTATTTTTTTTATAAATTACTTTTAACAAATATTAAACAACAGGAGAAACAAAGATGATATCAAAAGAATTAATCGTAGAAGGTTCTAAGTTTAGAAAGACTGTTCATGTAAGCACATATGATGAAGATATAGAAATTCGACCAATTACAGAATATGAAATAGCAAAAGTATTCAAAAAAGCCGAACAAATGGGATTCAATCCTAGCGATCCTAAACTTAGTGATAATTACATTCTTCCAGTAGAAGCATGCCGATACGGCATAGTAGATAAATCACTTCATGAAATTTCCAATCCAGAAGATCCAAAAGAATTTCAAAAAGAAATCTATGAATTGATGGTCGGAAATGCTTTGGTTGAAATAGGCAGAGAAATCATTAATATTTCAACTGCTGGAAGTGAAGATCTACAGAATTTTTTCAAAGTCCTGAAGGGCAACGACTTATCTGGCTCCACTATGCTGGATACAGAATCCATTCAGGAAACTTAAATAGATTGACTCGTTTACAGATAGATTCCATTTGCAAAATGCAGGAACTCATCGAACAAGCAAAAGCCGGGAAATCTCCCAAGAGTGTTATGTCTCATCGGGATTTCGTTAGAGCAATGAAATCTCAAGTTCCGGAAAATTTCCAATATGAAAAATGTAGTGAATCTGCAAAAGCCAAATGGTTATCAATTGTAAACAAGAATAAATCTAAATCTTAATTTTTTTCGTAATGCTTTCTAAATATTATATTTACCTAGAGGAAATAAATGGCAGGAGACTACGCAAGATCAGTACAAATATTGGTTGAAATAGCCGGTAATCCCGAAGCCAAACTAGATGAAATCAACAAAAAATTATCTAATTTGGAAGGCAAAAAAACCAACATCGGGATCGGAGATCAGCCAGTAAATCAAGTAAATAAATTATCGGAAGGCATTACAAGAACTAATAGCAGTTTCGGAACTCTAGGAAATACTGTCCAAGGATTTGGTTCCAAGATTTCATCCGCATTTAGTGGAGTCAAGTCATCTCTTAATGAATTGAATACTGGTATTCAAAATTTGGCAACAGGAATTGCCGGTATAGCAATCGGAGGTGCAGTTTCTGGTATTGCTTGGATGGATTCTGCCAAATCAAAACTGTATAATGAACAAATCAAGGAAGCTATAAACAATAATAGAAAACTTGGAATATCATACAAAGAACTAGAAGAATTCGCAAAACAGCAAGAAGCACAAGGCGAAGGAACTAAATCTGCAAATATCAAAGAAACATATGCGATTCTTAACTATGGTCAAAAATTCTTCAAAGGCACTTCCGGTGATAAATTAAAACAAGCTGATGCAATAAGCGATTTTTGGTTTGCTAATCAAGAAAGAATGAAAGATTTTGGATATTCTAGTCCTGAACAAGTAGTCAAGATGCTGACTAGAACCCAAGGAAAGATGCAAGGCAGAATGGTAAAGGATGCTGCTGCAGCACTAGGTCTTGATGAAAATGCACCTGAAATGAAGACAGCCAAGTCCAGAATGAAATACCTTCAAGAAATGGGCGCAAACATCAACATGCAGAAAGCTCTTGACGAACGACCTTGGATTCGATTAGAAACTAGTATTGCCAAATTAAAGAAAGCGATAGGCTCCAGTATTGCTGAACCAATGGCCGGAATAGTATTGATAGTGGCATCAATTGCAGAAACAATAGCAAAAATTCCCGGACTTCCTATGTTAATTGGATTTTCGGGAGCAATGTTAGCAATGGCATCCGCTGCTGGCCTATTGATTGGTGTCTTGACTCCATTATGGACATTCATGAAAGCAATCAATGCCACCCTTGGGATCAGCACTGCTTTGAAAACGGTAAATGCTGCGGCAACCACTTCCGAAGCTGTATCGCATGCCATGTTAACCGGAGCCATGGGAACAGAATTTGCTGCCGAAGAATTATCAAATGTTTCTAAAAATATTTCCATAGGAACCCGCCTCCGATTAATCGGAGTAATGGCTATGGAACGAATATCATCATTGGCAACAACCGCTGCAAATTGGTTAGGAATTCCTGCCTTATTGGGTCTTGCCGGCGCAAATACCGCAGCAGCAGGAGCAGCAACTGGATTAGCCGTTGCCGAAGGATTGGCACTATCCCCATTATTAGCAATAGCTGCTGCTGGTCTTGTCCTAGTTGGAGTATTCGGACTGATCTTACAAAAAGCTGGAATTCTTGAACCCCTACTGAAAGGAATTTCAAAAATTAATCTCGGGAAAGTCTTCAAAGAATTAGGAGCAGGGGATCTTTTCGGAGCATGGCATCAAATCACCAAAGGATTCGAATTGCCATCCATGAAAGATGCTTTTGCCAATCTGATGGGACCTTCGCTGACAACTACCTTGACCAAGGTATTTGGAATCACCATGAACCGGATGCTAGAATGGCTCAATTCTATCAATGACGAACTAAGAAGAATTCGAGCACTCTGGGATTATATAGTAGGTCTTATATATAAATACATTTGGGATCCTCTTGATAAAATAGTTGGATTTGTCGAAAGAATAGTCAATAAAATTTTAGGTGTTGAAGAAGGTCCGAAAGAATTAGATGCAGCTACCCAAACAGCACTTGATAACTCAAAAGCTCCTATAGACGAATGGGGAACAAATGCTTATAGAATAACTGACATATCTACTGGTGAAGTTCATTATTATACCGATCGGGCCCTAGCAGAAACCGCTCTAAAGTCGGGCCGATATGTTGTAACTGGTCAGGCTCCGTCACCAGAACAAAAAATACAAAGAGGAATTAAAGAAGATCAAAACCCAGGTACAACTCAATTCCCGCCAGTTGATGTTAGTATTCCAATAACACCTGATATTCAGAAACAAATAGATGAAGGAAGCACTCCTATTGGTCTCGGTGAATCGGCACAGGAACCCAATGGTGGTTATTATCCCAAAAAGAAAGAAGAGCCTGGAATTCTTGACAAGATTGGCACCTTCTTAGCAGGCGGAAGTTCCAAAAATGGCGGATATTTTGAAATGCCAGTTCCGATCAATGCTCTTGGCGGAGACTTTACAAAATCAGGACTCGCGTGGAATGATATAAACGAAGCAATTGTTCCTGCTGAAATTAATCGCAATTCTCACTTAATTAATGTATTGGAAGCAATTGCAGGAAGTTCACCAAGTTCTTTCAGTAATAATACCCATGGCGATATAATTATAAATATAGATTATAAGGTTTCTGGTTCGGGATCCGGAAACGGTATGTATCTTGATAAATTTGCTTTCGAGCGTGCCGTTACCGAAATAATAGGAAAAGTTACAAGGCATTATGGAGCCTACTAAAACCATATAATAATATTTAAGAAAGGAGAATAAAAATAAATGGCAGAATATACTGTTTCCATCGGCGATTATTCAATGGCGATTACTGTTGATCCTATCGACTCCGATGGAAATGTTCCGAAAGGTCGACCAAATCCAACAAGAATAACATGGACAAAAGAAAATATCATCAAGGTTCATGATATACCTTGGCCCGAACATAAAACATGCAGAACTTCCTCAAAAACATTGTGGAATCTCGACATAGAATTTGTCGTATTAACTAAATCCGATTTGGATGAAATTAGAACATTAGTAGATGAAGTAGGACCGCATGTTATCAGGACAGCATTTTTGACATTAGATAAACCAGGAATGTATATAAAATCATTTTCTGCAACTTCTGAAGCCGGATTCAATGATTACAGACATACCATAAGTATGAAACTTGTCGAAGTGAACGATTAAATGACATTATGGACTATTCCTGAATATATAGATGCCCATCCAACCGTCAGTCCGGTCAGTATTATAGAATTATTTGTACCAACAGCACCAGATCGCAGCGATGATAAACTCAGTGATTGGTATACCGAAGGTTATCAATCATTAGAAGATCAAATCAGTGAATATCAAGATGCTTTAGCAGACGGAGAAATGCCGGATGCTGCACTTAAAATGAGTCTCCTAACATGGGGAACCGCAAATATAGATGAAGAAAAACCGGAACTTCCTGACGAAACAATAACACCAACTGATCCCGAAGATCCTATAGCACAAAATGCCGGAAGTGGTTCTGGTGGCGGATCATATGGCAACATCCGAGCTTATGTTATCATAGGTAGTGATTTTGTTTCCGAAGATGTCATAAGCATGACTGCTTCAATGAGCAGTGGTTATGAAGAAGGAAACGAACAAGCAAAATGTGAAGTCGTCCTACATAACAATGGTCTTTACTATGGCAAGAAAATTGCCAGTTATGAATGGGCACCCCGAGTAACAAGAATTTGGTCAATGGTGTCAATAACTTATCATGACAAAACCGGAGGAACATCAACAGACGAATATATGTTTTTCCAGGGATTCATGGCTGATGCTAAATATACCCATGAAAATGCTACCATTACGTTTTCTGACGCCACTATAATTTCGAATGCAGCCTACGATGATATTGATTGGAGTCCAGAAGATGGTTACGAAGGAAAGATGCAAGATGTCATCGATAAAATTAATGAACAAACCAGTGCCGGCATTGAATTGAAAAACTTGAAAACATTCAAAAATCCTTTAATCAAACAATTTTATGCACCATCTGATTTATCGGGGTCAGAAAATTTGCGTTCTATAGCAAACGATAATAAAGAAGGATTTTATTTTGCGTGCGATTTCGAAGATAATATGTATGTTGTTCTAGTTGATAAGGATACAGTAACTGGATTTACATATTTAGATCCTTATGTAATAGAACCTGGCGATACCAGTAATATATTCGGTGTAGCTAATGAAATTACAGTAGTCGGCGGAACCACAGATGCTTTCAATCAGTTCATGAGATCTGTTCCAACAAATGTCAAAGATGAAGTATTTGCACATAAAGTAAATTCTGAAAGCGTAGCTAAATATAACTGGATACCTGCAAACATCCAGCATGATCCTAATTTACCACCGTCCCAATTAGATATAGAAGCCGACATAGCCGATGATACTTTTCAAGCATATGTTGATCGCGATATAAAGGTATCTGTCGCAAATAGAATTCCGAAAATATTAGGACTTGTTATGTTTCAAGTAACCGATGTCGTAACTGGTGAAAAGCGAAATTTAGTTGGTGGAGTTAAGAAAAAACAAATAGAATATAGCGCATCTGGAATAATTTCGCATTTGGAAATTGCCAGAATAAAAGATGAAATGGCCAATGCATTTTCCAATACCCAAAAGAATGTAAAAACATCAACTGATCGTTGGGAAGATTCCAATGGAGTCGAATGGCAATATAATTTCGACGATGGAGAATGGCAAGCACATTATGAAGCATTAGACGGATTTCCTTTACAATATACAGATGATGTTCCACAAGAAGTCATAGATCACTTCAGAGATATTATTAGAAATATAGAACAATACAACGATAACATAAATCCCAACTGGAGGACTGCATATTGAGTGATAAATATTGTTATGCCATGACAAAATCTGGCGATGATTGGTATATCTATCGGATGGATCAAAACGGTACTATATTAAGAGCTAATATTCATGATTCTGTCTATAAATATGTTGATTTAGCAGAAATTCCAGAAAGGATAGCAATCGAATTCAATACTGCGGCTACTCGAAAATGGACTAATTTCCTACCACAGGAAGAAAAGTCGAAAGTTCCAGCATGGGCCATGAAAGAAAATGACGCTGACGAAGGAATAACCGACGAAGAATTCATGACCAAATTTTTGAATAGTTATCCATGGTGTCGATATAACGATACCGAAGCTAGATATGAAATGGAAATAGAAGATTATGATAGATCCAAAAGATGGATACCTGTTCCATTTATTATGCTAAAGTCATTTGCCAGACGCAATAAATATTTTGGTACTGCTTTCGGGGTGCTCTAATTGCCGACTGGTCCAATGACATCCATCGCAAATTCAGTTCAACGATGGATGCAAAGAATGTTCAAAATAGAATATTGTACTATTTTGAAAGTTACAAAAGACGGATACCCTGGTATTCAATGCCATAGTCCCGATAAACCAGAATATTACAATACGGTAACATTAAAGGTCAGAAATGCTAGATTAAAAGCAAAACCAACTGAGTTGGAACATCAATTCGAAATTGGTATCCAAGATTTCGTCGGAAATTGTTTTGGTCATCCTTGGACTCCGAGAGTCGGTGATCTAGTTCAAGTATTATTTATTTATAATGCACAACCTATAATTTTGGGTCCAGTATATACAACACATCAAGTTCCACCATTTAGAGCACCTACTCACGACGATGCTATGTATGACGATGTCTGGAAATGGTGCCAATGGTTGGAACCAAAACAAGATAAAAATCATGATTATTATGACCATCCCCAAGGAAAGATGCCCATATGCAAAAAATTGTTTCATGGTCCTGTAACTGGTCAAACAGGCGGTTTAGGTCGTGACCAACAATGGATATGGGATTGCAAAATGGGTGATGCTGAACCCACTTGCCGACTTTGTGAAACAATTGATTCCGTTCCGCGAAGTGGTGAACAATGGTTTAAACAATACTCTACAAAAACCGAATCCGAAGAAGCTTACAATAGCCGTATGGAATGGCATGCAAGATGTGGATCCTATCTTCGTTTTGAATCAGAATGTTCAAATACCGCAGGAAAAGCATCTTGTGAATATTCCGAAAAAAAAGGTCACATCCGATTGGGAAATGCTGTTTCAGAATGCGATAAACGGGGTCATATAAACTTCCGAGGAACCGGATGCGATGAAGGCGGTAGCGAATGCAAAGCCGGTACCATTGACATGCATTCGGCTCATGAAGCAGTAGCCTATGAGAATGAAACTGTTGGTGCCAGATGTTCTGTCGTTGCGCCTACCGACAATACAGTAACGTGGGCATTCGAAGCCATTGATTTTACTGCTCCCAAATCTTACATTCGTATTTATAAAAAAGATGCCGGTGGTGCTGCTGGTTTAGTTGAACTAAATAGCGAGGATGGTGGTTCTTACATATGGTTAGATGGCGAAGATAAAACAATTTACATAGACGGTACTGATTACGTTTTCATAACCGCTGATGAAGAGATTCATCAAGAAACTCCATTAGTTCATATGACCGGAAACTGCAAAATAGATGGAAATCTTGAAGTCGCTTCAATAACGGTGGGTAGCTGTTCTCATGGTGCATGCAGTTGTTTGGGAGGAGGTGCTAGAAGCACTTCAGGATCATGTACGGCTACTGGATCCCAGCAGACAATAGCGCATAGCATGGTAACTAATACAGGAAGTGCTTGCTGTCCTAGCAGTATTTCGACAACCTGTTCCGATGGCGGATCTTGTACCATTAATGGATGCGATGATACTAATATTTATTTGACAGCTACTGCTGGATGTACTGTTGATTGGTCATGTACCGCAGCAGACGATGGTTGGGGAGATTGGGAACCCTGTTTTTAAATTAATTAGAGGATAAAATGTCAGAAAAGAAAAGATATGATACTTGGACTTATGCTTCGGCAAATTCGGTAACAGTTCCCGGTGATATGACCGGAACTTATTGGCCAGGAATGAAAGTTGCTCTTAAACAAGGAACTATAAAATATTTTGTTATATATTCTGTGATATATTCAAATCCAAATACTATAATAACACTAAACGGCCTCGGTATATATACATTAACCAATGATCCCATAACCGCACATATTGATACTCTTGAAACATATCCAAAAGGATTTCCTACCGGATTTATTTATACTACAGGCAAGCTTTCGATGCGGCCATTCATCGAAATTGGAAAAATTGCCCAAAACAACAAACCGACTATCATACAAAGAGGTGCATCATCTGGATATAGTCTTCCCATCTATAATAGTGATAATGAAGAATTGTTTATTTCCGAATATATTGCAGGTAGATGGAACGGTGCAAGTAACATAACACTATCAATAATTGGATATATCGATACTGACGAAGATGTAAATGATGATTTTGCATTGCAAGTTTCTTGGATAAATAAATCAACTTCAAGTGGGATTCTTCCAGCTACAACTACCGATGTGACTACAGTTACAAATATCGAAACGGATCGGAATGTACAATATTCTATTTATAAGGTAGATTTTGCTATAGATTGGGACCTTAATGATCCTGATATTGTAGCATCCGATTATTTTGCAGCACGTATTCGTAGAGTTGCTGTTGGTAGCGGTAATGTAGAAATGTCGGGAGAATTTGTCATAACCATGATAATAATAACATATGATGTTGACAAAGTATTCGAATCAGCATAGATATCTTAAAAAAGGGTGATATTTCATGACACTAGAATATTATGATTTAAAGACGAATCTCGATATAAATCCGGGATTTTGTCATTGCCATACTTCACTGGATCTATTATTGACAGCAAACGGCGATTTGGCAATAATAACAGGACAAGATGAATTAAGCCAGAGATTTTTCCTTTATTTGGCAACACCAAAAGGAGAACGATATAATACTTCAATTGGATGCAGTTGTTTGGATTATCTTCATGAAAAAAATACCGCATATGCAGCTAGGAAACTCGAACAAGATATCCATTCCGATATCAATGATCAATTTCCCGAATGGAAAATATCATCGGTCTCGTGCCGGCAAAATCCAATAGATCCGTTCGAACTTGAAATCGCCCTTAGAACTACTCAAGGAAACATGAAATTTTTATATTCCCCTGATGAATTGATGTCACTGACTTCGATGTTAAGCAATATGATTCATTACTACTAAAAGGAAATATTATGTATATACCAACAGTCGATGAATTAATGGATAGTTTCAAAGAAGAATTGACTTCAAGGCATCCCAAAATCCGCAATTTTAGTGATGGATCCATGCTTTCGATACTTAGCGAAATTATAAATATTCAAATTAATCTGATGTATCAAAGAATCGATGATGAAGTCAAAAGTATTTCAATATTGACCGCGGAAGGCGACGATTTAGATGATCTTGTAGTGGATAGACTTCCAAATGGTCGCCAAGAAGGAGAACATGCTACCGGAAATTTAACTTTTAGTTGCATTGAAACAGCTACTTCTGCCATACCAATCCCATTGGGTTCAAAAGTTATGGCATTAGGAACAGACGGAAGTAAAATATATTTCGAAACTACTGCATATGGCGAAATAGCAATAGGAGACAATTCTGTAATTATAACTGCTAGGTCAATCGAACCAAGCGAAGATGCCAATGTACCCGCTTTTGCTATAACACATATACCATATGGTATAGATGGTGTAGATCGAGTCGAAAACATAGACGAATTTTCAGGCGGAACCGATCAAGAAAGCGATGATGATTTACGGACCCGGTATTATTATGCAGTTCTTGCTACTGGAACCGCTACTTCTATAGTGACCGAAGAGCACCTAACAGATCTAGACGATATTAATGAAGCTCATATCTTTTCTAGAGGAAACGGTGATATCGAATTAGTTGTTGATTATAGCGGTGGCATTGGTAATGATTATGATGACATCGAAACCGTACTCGAAGATAATCTAGCTGCCGGCATAATATCCAGAGGAAAATTAATTGGAACCATCATAGATGGAGTATCAACTCCCGGTATAGGAGAAGCTTATGGAGGCAGATTATATGCTAGAGCTACCGCGCACTGCTTAACTGGCGAATCATTTTACTTGACCTATGAAGATTCCTTGGGAAGAATCCGAACATCAGGAACTATAATGATACCAGCCAACACCATAATAGGAGATATTATAACAATTCCATTGGAAGATGATACTGACAGAGCTACGACCACAACCGAGATATTTTACTCTGGATCAGGAAGTTATGATATTTTAACTGGCATGGGAACATATCCATATTTATACAATTTACCGCGGCCTGTTTCAATAAATGTTGATGTGACTGTCAATAAAACTGCTATTGCATCCGCTACTCTGGATGACGATATAGAAGATTCCATAACAGATTTCTTAAATTCATTTACCATTGGAACAGATTTAGAATGGTCGGATTTATTCCTGAATATCTATATGGATTATTCTACTCAAATTCTGTTTCCGGGAATAGATAATATTTCATCTTGTGTTATAACTGGCAATGGAACGACAATATCAATACCCGGTTCTATAATAGATATAGATGAAGACGAAAGAATCGAAGCCGGAGAAATAACGGTAACAGTAGTCTAATCAAAATCTATATATACTACATTCATTTGATATAAAGTTGCAAACAACCAAGGGAAGAAGAAAGATCATGTTCTTTCTTTTTCCTACAATAACAAAAATAGGTGTATCTAAAATGCTTCCATCAGTATCGGATCTAAAATTGGCTGCTATCAAAAACAAATGGGACGAATCAACGGTTGATCGAATCATCCGGCAAATAGAAAAAGATGTTGATCTTGCCAGAAAACTAGGGGCAGCAAACCTATTAACCAACATGAAATTTTAAATCTCTTTTTTTCAAAATCTTTGCAGTGACCAAAATCTTTATATACCTCTAAAAATAAGGGTATTTTGTCGATGAGTCACATAATTCTGATTCATCATATAATCTGCAAACAAAAATACCAAAAGTAAGGAGAAAATAGGAAATGTCAAATAATGTTTGGGATGAGCAAGTAACAGCATCCGGTGCTGGTATCGCAGAAGGAACATATGTAGTAACCTTGAAAGATATCGAGCGCGAAAATAAAGTCGTTCAGAACAGGTCTGGATTCGCCGGCAAGAAAATAATCGGAAAACAATATGATTCTTTGGATGCCGACCAAAAGTCACTTGTTGATTCCACCGGTGATGAATATTGGCCTCCTCGGGGAACTGAGGAACCGCGAAAGAAGATCGCTTTCATGGATCAATATAGATTTATATTCACTGAACCAAAATCCGGTATGGATCTGAGATTCGGAGCAACTTTCGATATCAACCGATATGATGCTGCCTTTAATAGAATTGGTGGAGGAAAGGCTCTGACTGATTTCATTACCAGAGCAACCGGTGTTCCCATTAATCCCGGTGATGAATTCAAGTTAGGTGATTTCTTCAAGCCTGGTGATGAATTCGTAGTAACGGTAGTTTCCAGGAACAATTTCAAAGAAATCGATGCCAATAGCATTATCAAGAAAGAATTGGCCAAGCCTATCGTCACTGGTATTGAAGCACTTTCTGATGGTGCCAAAGAAATGTTGGATTGGCTAAAAGGCAATATGACCGGCAGACCAAAGCGTGACATCGCTGATATTTATGGAAGCGGTCAGTTTGGAACATACGCTGAGACCCAGGCCAAGTGGCAAGAAATCATGAAGAATGTTCCTTATACCAAGGATGGCAAGACGCTTGATTTCTCCGAGGCATGAATAAGGGAAACTCATCCCTTCTTTTTAGGAGGTAATGAATGTCCCATCTGTCTATAGAATTCTCGGACATTGAAATTCATGAAATCAAAGAGTATCTATGCCGGGAAAACGAATCAATTCAAAATGCCATACATCGAATAATCATATGTGAAATTCAAACCCAACAATTAAAGGATCTTGGTAAAAAATGACAGGAGAAATTATAGTCGAGGATATACCGTGCGGCGAAGTGGTGTATCCTCTTTTAGTGTCAATATATGCAGACACTAAAATCGGAAAGACTTTTTTTGGGGCATCATTTCCACATTCAGTAGTAATCGATTTTCCGCCTTCTAAATTAAGTTTCGGAAAAGTAGAAATCGATTTTAATAGAACATTCGGAGAAGGTTTCCGATCTATCTTTACTCCATTTAGAAAAGAAGACAAGAGTTTAGCATGGAAACCAAAAATTCCCGGTTTCAATTACTATAATCAATATCATTTTCCAAAATCATATGATGATTTCCAAATTTCTTTGGAAAAGGCAAAATTCTATTCCGAAGAATTGGACCCACTGGATGGAAAAGTATGGGTAGTTCTTGACGATTCATATAGGTGGCGAGCACTCGAAATCCAACACTATCTGCAAGCCAATAAGAGAAAGTGGCCCAGTCAACAAGAATTTGGACTCATTACACAAGCAATGGCCAGTCAAATAACTGCCATTCAAAGTTTTGCAAATGTTGCCATCATACACAGAACTACCAGAGAATTTGAAACCGGAAACAAGATACCTCTTGTTTATCCTACCAGTACTGATTTTAATTCTGATGTGAGTATAGAATTAATTCATGAACTGCGGGATGGACAACTTCATCAAGTTGCTAAGATTCATTCTACTGGTCATGATTTCCCGTGCATGAATCCAAACTACCAAATAGAAGTATTGGATCCGACACCAGAAAGTGTACTTGCCGCCGCCAAGATTCCGACGCCTTTCTGGTAACTAATTTTTTTTAAATAGCGAGGTGAAAAATGAAATATATTATTTTATTACATCTGTCGGAAACCCGACCAATCATAGGCGGTATGATATCAACATGGATGATATATGGTGATCATCGATGGTATGGAAAAATCATTAGAAAATACCAACAACAAAAAATTTGAGATGGTTATAATATGCGATATTGGTATAATTGTGATAAATGCGAACATCGAAATACTTTTGATGTTCCTATATATTTTAGTGGGCAACATAACCGCATAGAAGAATATCGGTGCGAAGAATGTGGCCACCACATAGCATTTTTGGGAAATGGTCCGCTGCAATTCTATAATAGAAATTTAGATAGATCCCGATGTGGAACTGAACCTATGCAGTACATATTTATCGAACCAACGGTACATGAATATGACACTGGAACTGATTATGTTTATTGGGCTTCATTGACTTCATCAACCGGTGGTTACAGAAGAATTGCACATTATAGAATAATCGAAAATTCCGACGGAACAGCATCAATTGCTTTCGAATAAAATGATAATAGTAGATACTAGAGAACACTTTATACCCATTATAAAAGATATGTTAGTGACTTCCATAATGGGTGATGAAGTTCCCGAATTTCAATTTCATTGTTTGCCATTAGGAGATTATCTCCTTTCCGATAATGATTGTACTTACTTGATAGAAAGAAAATCCATTAGTGATTTTTGTGGAAGTTATGGTGTTCTCAAATCGCGGTTAGCAAAGATGCGAAAAACCGAATATGAAAGAACCGGACTTCTACTAGAAGGACATTATTTAGTATCAGATGGCCAAGTTTTTGTACAAGAGGGTACCGTTATGAAACCCCGCATGAAATATAAGACAATGTGCAATTTCTTGACGCACCAACAAGAACTCGGAACGAAAGTCTTTTATACTAATTCTCTTGAAGAAAGCATATGGAAATTAATCCATATTCACAACTATATGGCAAAGCTGGATTCTCCGCAACCATGCATTAAGGCAGGATCAGTGCAAGAATGGTTGTCGGAATTACCGGGAATCGGATCCAGTAAAATAAAATCATATCAGGATAAGTATATAAGTCCATTAGATGCTTTAAATAATTTGCCTCCGACCAGCAAAAAGTATATCGAAAAATGGTGATAATATTGACAATATACCGAATGGGAGAATTTCTGAAACATGGAGCATTGCAACATCTTTATCATAAATATAGAAACAAAAATATACCAGCAGGAGTATTTCTTTCTAATTATAGAGGATCCGGTTTTTCAAAAACCAAGAAAGATATTATCAGTATTCAATCAATACCAGAATGTTCATTGAATCTACGAATAATATACAATTGCATAGAACATCATTATGAATTAAGAAGATCGAATACTAATATTCCCATTAGATTCATCAATCACAATGCAGAAACCAGTGATCCATTCAGATATGCAGTGCTTTATTTAGAAGATTCCAACAAATCTTTGATCGGTTATGGAGAATCAAGTCAACCTATTCAAATTGGCTATGGAGAATCTGTTGATGTACGCTACGAAGGAAGAAATAATTCATATATATTGATGGAAGACCATGAATAATATATACGTAACCATATTGCGAACCCTTCGTAAATTTGATAAACCTATTCCGATTGGATTTCTTGCGGAACAAGTAAATCGAAGTTATACCGACGTATGCAATGCTATAAATCGCTTGAAAATAGGAAAAATTCCGATAATAATAAATGGGAATTCGGTATATCTAAAAAAAGATAGGTGAATAAAATGTTAACAGGCAAAGAAATTATAGACCATGGTATTATAACTGATCTAATAGATGCAACAGGACAAGAACAATCATGCGGCGTTGATTTGACCGTTAAGAAGATCGAAACATTCCAATCTGAAGGAAGCATAGATTTCGATAATAGTAGTAGAATTCGACCCCGTATGGCAGATGCCCCTAAAATGAATAATATCTGGATTCTGAGACCAGGCCCCTATTTGGTTACCTTTAATGAAACTGTATCAGTTCCCGCTGACATGGTAGGAATGGCAAGATCTAGATCCAGTCTTCTTAGGATGGGCGCAAGCATGGAAACTGCATTGTGGGATCCTGGCTACAGCGGAAAATCACAATCTATGCTAGTTGTTCATAATCCAAATGGACTTAAAGTCTACCAGGATGCAAAACTGATGCAAATCATTTTCATGCCGGTCCATAAATCAGTAGAAAAGTTATATTCCGGCGTATACCAAGGGGAAAATCTTGAATGAGTTTCATGACCGAAATGTTATTCAAGAATTTAGTACAATTAGATGGTCCGGGTCCTGACATTAAACTGAGTATTGATAACGTTCCGCAAGTGCCAGGAATCGATTACATTGCAATACCCCGCCGAAGAATAGTTTATGTCAAGAATCTGCCGCCCGCTGGAACTTGGATGACATATGTTGCTGATATCGACGATTATGTTGCATTCATGAGACCGGATGGTATCCCAATATGATGGATATCATACAATCCAATTCTGATATACTATTAACAATTTCATCAATTGTTTTTAGTATATCTCTTTTACCGCAAATAATATATAATTTGGATAATAAAATTTGTGAAATTCCATATAAGACATCGGTACTGACTGCTATCTTTATGGCAGTAGTTGTATTGGTATATATAAGCAATGGATTTATATTATCAACAATAACGGGATCAGCAACAAC